AGCCGCGCCCACCTGTGCAGCCGTGGTGCCGTGTGGGTTATCGGTACGCCCGGCGTGCTCGTTCACACTGGCCAGCAAATTTGCGTGCGCGTCGGGGGCCGCGTCGTGCTCGTCAATTTTGTCGGACACATGCTGGCGCGTGGACAACACCATGGTCGGGTCCACTTTCAGCAGGATGGTCCCGGCCTCGGCTTCGGTCAGCAGCAGATGCGCACGGATGTGTTCCTCCACACCGCCGCCCGAGGTCAGCAACGGCTTGGTCGTGGGGGGATAATTGGCAACGCCGACCAGAGCCCCGTCGGCGGTAAACACACCGGCCTCCCGGATGACCCAGCCACCCACATCGGCGGGGATGACCAGCTCGACAATGATGTGGCCGGGTGTGTTTCCGGCGGATATCGCGTTGATCTCCGCCCGATAAACCTCGTTGACCAGTGCGGTCATGTCGCCATGCACCGGCTCGATAACGCCGCCGCCATCGCCAACGGCCATGTGGGTCAGGTCCACGCCACGTTTCAGGATCGCGGCGTTGGCAAATTCCGCACGGCCCACCGCTGTCGGCACAAGCCTGTAATCAATGTCACTCATAAATCTGCTCCAGCAGCTCCGAGGAGGTTAACGGTTCGATAGGTCATGACGGCACCGCCCACGGCCAGTGCGCCGGTTGCGTCCAGATCGGGCGTTTCGTACGGGTACAAATCCACAATCTGGCCACGCTGCAAGCCGCCGCCCATCATCATTTCACCGGAGACGCTCAGGTAGACGTCAAGGCGGTCCAGATGGGACCGGACGTTTTTGGTCTTATTGGCGATTTCGTGGATGATCGCGTATGCCCTGTCGTCCAATCCTTCATCCATAACTTCCACGCTCAACCGGAATCGATACGGATCACCACCAAACTCAAACCATTCCGTAACCGTTGCGGCAATGTTGACCGCTCTAAACGCCGCTTCAACGGCGTAGGGCGTTCCCTTGTGCCGGTGGACCTCGATAGCAGCCTTGATGACTTGCCGCTTTTTTGCTTCCGACCAGTTGGTATCCCACACGTCTACGGACAGAGCCCACGCCAGCCAGGGGAGCAAATCCTCCGGACAGGAGTCAGGATTCCACAGCTCGCGGATTGGCACCGGTACGTCCGACAATCTGGACAACGCCGAAGCGATCGCTTTCTCCTCTGTGGTTGCGTTGGGAGGCAGCAAGTCAACCATTATGCGCCTCCCAGTGAAAGAGTGATACCGGTACAATAGGCGGCTTCATCTTCGGCGACCTCAATCGTTGCAGCCGGTGCCGTCAGGTCCACCCTCTGGACGCCTTCCTGGTGAAGAGCCGCATAAAGCGCGGAGAGGATGACGTCCCGGCCAAGCTGACTATTGGTGTAGGTAAGCGCCTCTGCGGCAGCTTGAGCCGCCTCAAGGACCACCGTTGTATCAGGACCGCTGCCAACCGTAAGGATCGCCTCGATGGTGTACTCAACAATCGTAGCCGCCTTGACAGTCACATGATCAGTCAGGGGCCGGACGGTCTTGCCATCGAGCACGGCCTCGACCGAAGCGAGCAACTCGGTGCTGGGTACGCCCTGATCTGTCAGGCCCAGAACGGTGACGACAACCTCACCCGGAGACGGCGTGGACACACTGGCGTCCTTGACTCCAGCCACGCTCAAAGCATGGAACTGGTAAGCGCCTTCAGAACCCGCAACCGTCAATGCTTCAGGGGCCAATTGTCTCCGGCGTCGAAGACTCTCATCGCTTTCATAGGTCGGATCAACAGGAGGATAGGCATCAGGATCGCCGGGATCGATGACTTGGCGCTTGACGCCAAAGTCGGCGACAACATTGTCCAGATCGGCTTTTTCAGCATATGCCAGCATTACAGCACGAGCTGCATCATTCACGCGCTGGCGGATGTTTATCTCGCGGAATGCCGCCACTTGGAGAATCTTCATGGCCGGATCGGATTCCAGAGTGGCATCAAATTCAGGCATGATGCCTTGGAGGTCTAATATGAATTCGGCGAGCACCTGTTCGTAATCCAACACCTCCACAACATCAGGCGCGGGAAGATTGGAAAGATCAATGTCAACGAAACCACCGCTCATATGACTATTCCCTCCAAGGTAATCTCTTTGCCGTCAGGGAGGTAAACACCCTCGTAGTCGAGCACCAAAGAGCCATTGGGCTTTGCTTTAGCGACTTCGATGCGCTTGAGCTTGAAACGCGGCTCCCAACGGTCATACGCAACAGCCAGAGCTGCGAAGACATCGACCATCAGGGCGGGCGTCATGGGCCGATCCATCAAATCGGGAACGTCCGATCCGTACTCGCGACGCATGACCCGCGTCCCGATGGGCGTGGTGGCGATGTCCTGAAGCGACTGATAGAGATGGTCAATGCCCGACAGGGCCTTGCCTTGGACGCTCATGCCGTTCATGTGCTATTTGCCCTTGCCCTTATTCGTGGCAGCCACGATCTGGCCGCTCAACAGGGGATACTTGGCCGCTGCATCAGTCAGCGGAATGGTGATGCCTTCTTCGCGCCAGATGCCCTGAATGCGACCAGCCTTGAGCACCGTGTAATTTTTAGTCTCCATTTAAAGCCTCCTTTAATGGGTGTGGTTGTTGGTGTTGCCGCCGCCATCGATGATCGTGCCGGAAGCGGAGATGTTGCCGGTGACGATCAAATCACCCTGAAGAGTTAATCTGCCGATGATTGTTCGATTTGCCGTCTCGGTTACGGTGCCGGTGCCACCGTCATGGCCTTTGCCGACAACGTTGCCGTATGTGTTGATCAGTGGGGATTTCAAATTCAGAATTTCACCGGCTTCAGCGGAAATGGTCTTGGCCGCCTTGGCGTTGATATGACCAGGGACTTCAGCCGTAAGAGTACTGTTGCTTTCGTTGTATTGGACGACAGCGCCGTCCGGGTACTCGTAACGATGAATCTCTGGAGAATTGGCCGGAGCCGAAGCCGCATCCTGATAGAAGGCCATCATGACCTTGCCCTGGGCAAGATCGCCACAAGGACAACAGACCATAACCTGTTCGCCAATCCTAGGTGCCCACCATGTTTTTTCGCCCATGGCGCGAGTGGTGGCCCATTGCAGCCAGCCAGTGAGGATACCGCCCGATCGAACTCGGCAAAGTGCCTGGTCGTAGTCGACCTCCTCAACCTTGCCCATGCGCAGAAGATTGTTGAGACGGCGTTCCAGCTCCGCCACACGATACAGCAGATCGTCGGACATCAGGCTTCCCCCTCAATCAGATCATAGTCACCCTCGTGGCCGGGACCGATGTTGGGGGCCTGTCCGACGTACAGCCGGGTCGGCATGATGCCCTCCGGCTGCCAACCCGGTTCACCCAGACGAATGATCTGCCGCCACTTGATTTCCCACATCTGCACCCGCTTGTTGGACAGCTCGCCGCCGTAGAGATTACGGGCCGACGGCTTTCGTGAGGGATAGGCGTAATCGCATCCCCACGTCTGGCCCTTGGCCAATACGCGGGTGATCTGCTCGGACAGGTTCACAGCGGATATTTCCCGAGGCAGCCCACGTTTATCCGTGGTGATGATGGCCAAGGAAAAACCACAATCGATATCCACTTCGCCCCCATCCACCTCTTCATTCTGAAATTCGTAAACGGCCACCCGAAAAGCGGGAGCCTGAGTGGATATTCGCGCCAGCTCTTTCATTGTGAATTGGCCGGGGTGCCGTTCACAGGATTTGACGCCGGGGAATTGGGCCGACAAGTCCGTGACTACGGCGTCCAGAAATTCATTCATGCTGCTCATGCGTTTCTCCTCAGCGGTTCAGCCATGTATTCTTCAGCAATGTCGATGATGATACGTTCGTCTTCGCCATTGATGCCGAGGTAAGGCCGTGCCGGGATCGTTACCGATTTGACTTTCACAAAGCCGTCACCGGCGCGGAACACCAAATATCCGCCGGGGTCTTTGGGCATGATCAACGCGCCAAACTGGTGCACGGCGGCATAGATCATTTGAGAGCCGTGTTCGACGCCGTCCCTATCCGCGTTATACGTGATCGAATCATACAGATGCCGCCGGTCCGAGAGTGGCTGACCACCGTCCTTGCTTGAGCGCTCGGACGGTAGCCAGTAGGCACCATTGGGGGCCTGTCCATCCTCAAAGCGCTGCTGGGTAGACGACACCAGATACATGCCGACCTCGTCGTGGAGATCGGTCAAATCGGAGAGCTTGCGGCGCAGATCATCTAGGGGCGCACCGGCCAGCTCGGTATCGAATTCAAATTCCATGTGGACAGACATCAGAATCCCTTCAGCTTGTCTTCGGAGAACGGAGAATCCGGGACAGAAATCAAAACGCCGCCGCCGGTGATATTGCGAGGGGCTTCCACCAGATCGAGCTGGCGGACGCCCCTCGCGATCTCGTTGAGACGCTTGTCGGCGGTCTTGTCGCGCTCCTTGATGAGGTCGCTCATCTCAGCGCCGTTGGACGGAATGAGCGCCACGGCCTTGTCAATGCAGATGCGCTTGATGATCCCCGGAACGGTTTCCAGCGGCAGCCGGTACCGGACGCGGATCGCGGAGTCGATCTCCTCGGAGGCATCAGCCAGGGCGGTGTCGATGGCAGCCGTATTGAGGTTGCCCTCGCCATCATCACCGGCAATGCCCCAGAGATCGTCTTCGCCGAGGCGATCAATGGCTTCCTGAACCGTGGCGTAGCTCATTACTCGTTACCCTCCTGGTACTTGTCCCAGGCAGTTCCGACTTCAGCGGCGGAGACGTTGTAACCGAGCTGGCTCTCAACGCTTGCCACCTTCGGCGCTCCGGCCTGGGTGAAGTCCTTGTCGCGATCCAGCTCATCGATGGCATCCATGATGGCCTGGGTCAGGGCATCGCCTTCAGGCTTGGTCGGCTCATTGGAGCCGCCGCCCTGGAGCGTGTCATTGCCAGCATCGCCTTGGAGCACCTCTTCCTCGACCTCGTCAGAGGCTTCGGAAAGGATTCCGAGAGCGATCAAGTTCTCGGCCTGCTCGGCACTCATCGAGACCTCACCACCGGCGAGGTACTCCTTGCAATCGTGGTCGAGCCGTCGGTTAACGGAGTAGATCTTATCCTTGGACATACTGACCTCCCGCTAGAAGATGTTCTCGATGATGTAGCCGCATTCGGGAGCGACAACGGTCTCGTCGATGACTTCACCAGCGATGGTGACCATACCGCCCTCAAGACCGACTTCCGCTTCCGGCTTGGAACCGGCGATACGATTTCCCTTGGGAACGGTCATGCCCCAGGTGATGCCGTTTTCGGTGTCAGCCTGCTTGGAGCGGTAATGCAGAGCGCAGAAGTTGCCCCAGCAAGCCTGGAGGTTGAGAGGCTGGCCCTTCTTGGCGGCATTGACGCGACTGGCACCGACAAGGAGGTCCTGGAGTTCCAGGTAGTCGATGATCTCCTGTTTGGTGACAGCGCCGGAGCCGCTGTTGCCCTTGATCTTCGCGATGGTGTCGGGGTGGGTGCGAACTTTCGTCCAACCCGGCTGGCTGAGCGTCATGACATTCGGACGCATGAGCGGCTTGTCGAGGGCGTAGAGGATGCGATCCAGCGGCTTACTGTCTGCATGGCTGAACATGTCCGTGCCGGAAAGGGCCACATGGTTGTCAGCATAGTTTGCGGCGTTGCCGACGATACCGGCCACACGGATTTCACGAATCTGAGTGACGTAGTAGAAGATGTTTCCGGTGTCGGCGTTGGTCAGGTTGATGCCGTTCTTTCTGGCCTTATCGATCTCGGACTTGGATCGGGTGATCTTCAAGCCATGATCTTCGGCGCGGCTGGTCCGCTTCTCAGCACTGGTGGAGACTTCATTGGCCTTGCCCTTTTCGCCCATGGTGTCGTCGGGCATGGTGAAGAAGGTCTCCGGGGGATAATACAGATAGCTGTATTCGCGCTGCCCGACCGGAGTACAACGCGGCATTACGTCATCCGCGATAAGTACGTGATCAGGGTTTTTGTAGGCGATGGCCACGGCGGTGGCTTCGGGATCGACCGGGAAATTGGCGAGTTTAACCATTGTTTAAACCGTCCTTTTTACGGCAAGATGCCGAGGTTGATGTACATGTCGGCGATGTCACCGGCCACGGCAGAGACTTCTGCGTAGCCGCCGACCCGGCTGCCGGACACGGTGGCCTTGATGGCCTTGCCTTCAGCATCGGAGGTCAGGGGATCGCCAGCGGCAACTGTGCCGCCATATTCGATTTCTGTGATGTCGGATTTGATGACATCGACAATGCCACCATCTTCAGCGCCCACGTTGTGGGAAACACCGCACAGCGCATCGGTTGCAGCCGCGCCCTGGGCGACAACGCCATCGGCAGAGCCGTGCTTGACGAAGCGGTAGGGATTGACATCCCCTTCAACCCGCTTGGATTTGATCAGACCGGGATTGCTCATGATCTACTCCTTGTGCTTTCCGGCCTTGACGGCTTCAACGGCCTGGACGGAAGTCATTTCGATGCCCTTGGCTTTCTGGCTTTCCATGAAGGCCATAGCCTCGGTCGCCAGCTCCTGGGCGTTCATGTCGATGCCGTCACCTTCGCCGTCATCGGCGGAGACTTCGGAGAACTCAGCCACGGTACCGAGGTTGGTCAGCAGCCCCTTGAAGAACTCGCGGGGGGTGATTTTCTTGACATCATCACCTTCAGCAAAGGCGACCATGTCATCCTTGCCATCGGGCAGCTTGGCCATGAACGCAGCCACGCCATCGGACAGACCTTCAGTCATCTTGCCGTCAGCAATCAGGGCATTCACAAAAGCATCAGCTTCGGAACGAGCTTCGGCTTCAGCGAAAGCGGCTTCGCGTTTTGCCAAATCATCTTCGCGCTGCTTGAGAACAGCTTCCTTTTCCTTGGACACTTTATTCTCCTTGGGATTGGGGTTGTCGGATTCCGAAAAGGCAAGGTCGCCATCAGCGGCCCGATCGGCGGCAGCCCCTTCGGTAAGCCACTGGACGTCCCATTGGTCGATGGCCTTGTCGGCTTCTTCCAATCCGAACTCCTCGATGAAGAAGTCGCGGAGCTTCTGAAACATACGCGGCACGTATCGATCCACGGTGTCGCCGAATTCGACGACCACGCACTCACCATCATCTTCGCCAAGCTGGACGGGCTTCAGGCCCTTCACAGCCGGAGGCTGAGCACCCAGGAAGCCGATGTGGCAAAGCCCCCATCCTTCCTCCGAGTAGTTGGAGGGATGGCCGGGGGGGTAAAACTTGGCGGAGATTTTTTTGAAGCGGCCTTTGTCGACCATCTCAGAAAACTCGGGATCGACCTGATCGACATCGGCGAATAGATCGCCGTTCTGGGCAACCAACCCCTTAGCCCAGCCATAGGCGGGATCATCGGACTTGGGATGTCCGATGACACAGGGAGCCTCATGCTTGGCGGGATCATAGAACGCGGCAATGGTCTCGACGTCCTTCTCGGTGAAGGTTCGCTCAACACCATTCATGTCCGTATGCGTCCCGGCCCTGAAAATCTGAATCAGCGGCACACCGCCACCTCCTTTGCGTTTATGGATTTCAATGTTTCCACTTTGGGCGGGAGGCATAAAAAAAGGCACCCGGAACTCTTCCGGGTGCCTTTGGGCGGGGTGACCGATGCTGGATGGCAGCATACGGCATCAAGGAACAAAAGTCACCATGCAGTGATTTGTCCATCCATATTGACAACGGACATCCCCGTTATTCGCCGGGAATTGCGTTTAAATTTTGCTTTAAACATATTCTAGGCTCTTCGTCCGCATCCGACATGCCAAAACGCCTTGTACGGCAAATTTGGCGATACTGGTTGACCTGGGCTTTTGCGAGGCTTACAGTCGTTATACGAAGACGCAGATGCGAAGATGGCTCGCGCAATCTGTGTCGGGCGGTCGAGTGGCCATCTCACTCATGACCCCCCCCCTCCTTTTATTTCCCCCACATCAAACGCCCTCGACGCAGACTATTCACCTCCTGCATCCTGCGGATCGGGATGAACGTCCACCCTGTAAACATTCCCCTGGAGGCATTCGCCACCAGAACCAGCAGCTTGTCCTTCTCCAGCGCCACGACCTTGATGAGACGTTTCCTGAGCACGACCTTGCCGGTGGCCTCGCTTTGCTCAAACGTCATCCATATTTCGTAGGGGTCATCGATCAGCTCCGGCAAAAGCGGGATGAACGGTGAACGGGAAATATCAATGTGCTCGGCCAGCGTGGCTGCGTCCACCAAAAGCGGCGAACCGTCGGCCAGGGTGAACACCTTTTCGGCCTCGCCGCCGATAGCCTTGCGGATCATTCCCTCCATCTCGCTCGTGTCGGCAGCCTTGGCAGCCAGCTTGGCCACCGGCTTCTCCGACGGAACCTTGGCGGGACGTCCGGCTTCCATATAGCCGCCTTCGGTCAACGGCTTCCAGCGCTTGGCACCGGAGGTGTTGAATTGCCGGAAGGCATCCTCGGAAAGCTGACGCCCCCAAGCCGCCTCGCCCTGGTTGCTCGCGAAGCCCGGATGGATTCCTTCAGGAGCCTTCACCGTGCGTGGGCCGGTCGGTGTATTGATGGTATGCTCAACGTCTTTGATGTCAGGATCGTCGGAGACAGACAGGCCACGGCGCTTGAGATCGCGCTCGGTGAGCACCTGGACGGTACAGCGGCAGCCCCATCCGTTCATGGGGTAATGGGTATGCCAGAACGGATGATCTATTGGCAGGATCAGGCCGTGCCACTTGCGATGCTGATCGCGGGTGCGGTTGTCGAGGACGGCCACATATCGAAGGTAGACCTTCTCGCCGCGCTTGGCTCTGACCTGGGCGAGGCGCTGGGCTTGCTGCCATCGGCCAGCCATGTGGGCCTGTCGAAGATTGGTATGGTAGATGACCCGCGTTCGCCAGCTTCGACTGCCATTGTAGCTCCAGCCATGGCGGGCCACGATTTTGTCAAAGTCCTTTCTGAAGTCGGCCAGCGTCGTGCCGTTCTGAATGGCTTTCTGGATGGTGCTCTGGAAATCGGTGAGCAGATCATCCTTCATGGCACCGGCCACGACAAAGGCACGACCATGCTCCTGCTCCCAGATGTCCGTCCAATGGG